GGTGGCGGTGGCGGCGGTGGTGGTTACGCTGAGGCATTCGTGCTGGAATCAGGGCTTGCTTCTTCGGTGACTGTTACCGTAGGCGCTGGAGGATCTGGTTCTCCTTCTTCGGCGGGAGGAATTGGAGGATCTTCGTCTTTCGGATCTCTCGTAGTTGCGACCGGCGGTGGTTCCGGAGCATATTTCCTCAGTAATGGACTCATGATCGGAGCCGTCGGAGGAGCTGGTGGATCGGGAACTACTGGTGATCTTCTAATTGTAGGAGGTGCCGGAGTAACTGGGTCTGGAAACGCTACACTGGGGCAAGGCGGCTCTGGCGGAAGTTCTCAACTCGGAGGCGGAGGGCGAGGTAGCTATACTGGAACGGGAGGTGGGTCTGCAAGCGGTAATGCGGCTTCTGGTTACGGCGGTGGTGGGGGAGGAGCAATGACTAACGCGACTGGGCCTGCGGCCTCCGGTGGAGCTGGCGGAGCAGGAATTGTTCTAGTTGAGGTGTACAAGTGAGATATGCGATCGTGAACGGAACAGATGTCGTAAACGTTATCGTCTGGGACGGCGAAGAAGAATACGTACCTCCGGAAGGTTATTTTGTAGTCCCGGCCCCTGACGAAGTTTCGGTTGGGTGGACGTATGTCGATGGAGAATTCCATTCACCGAACATTCCTCCAGTCGAGTAATTCGTTTGAGTTAAACCGAACGGGAGCCGAATCTTGATAACCATCACGACTACGGGATCATTCAAGAGCACCCAGGATTTTCTTGATCATGTTCGTCAGCTCGACATTCAAAGTATATTGGTGTCGTGCGGACAACTGGGTGTTTCGGCTCTCGCCTCGGCAACTCCGGAAGAAACTGCCAGAGCTGCGCACTCGTGGAGCTTTGAAGTTTCTCGATCGGGCGAGTTGTATGAACTCGCTTGGACAAACTCTGACGTTGAAGACGGATTTCCTGTCGTGATCATGCTTCAAATGGGGCATGGTACGGGTACCGGTGGGTACGTCCAGGGCCGGGACTTCATCAACCCGGCCATTCGACCGATATTCGATAAAATTGCTGACACTGTTTGGAAGGCGGTGACCCTCACGTGAGTAGTATCGACGAGCGTATCGTTCGGCTGAAGTTTGACAACCAAGTGTTCGAACAAGGCGTCGCTAGGAGCCGAGACTCTCTCGGTCGTTTTACCAAGCAGCTCGATACGCCGACTTCCACTACGAGTCTTGACGGCGTAACTGTCAGTGTAACCAGAGTTCGCGACAGTCTCGGAAGATTTGCTAGTGAGTCGCAGAAGGACTTTAGCGAAGTCGACGCTGCCAGCAAGAAGGTTTCACTCGAGGGTATATCTACTGGTATAACTAAAGCTCGCGACAGTCTTGGAAGATTTGTCGGTGAGTCGCAGAAGGACTTTGGCGAAGTCGACGCCGCCAGCAAGAAGCTTTCGCTCGAGGGCATCAGTAACAGCATTGGTGCTATATCCGGTAAGTTCAAGGCTTTGTCTGTCGTCGGCGTTACTGCTTTGGCAACAATCACGACGAGCGCCGTCAATGCCGGTCTGCAGTTTGCGAAGTCTTTCACTATAGCGCCCATCACCAGCGGCTTCCACGAGTACGAGACGAACCTGAACTCAATCCAGACCATTCTGGCTAACACTCAGGCGTCAGGAGCAACTCTCAAGGATGTCGAGGCGTCCTTGAATGATCTTAACCATTACTCCGACCAGACAATTTACAACTTCTCCGAGATGGCTAAGAACATTGGCACCTTCACGGCTGCTGGTGTTGATCTGAAGACCTCAGCCGCATCAATCAAGGGCATTGCCAACCTTGCAGCATTGTCTGGCTCCAATTCGGAGCAGGCGTCCGGCGCTATGTACCAGCTCTCGCAGGCCATTTCTTCAGGACGCGTTTCACTTGAAGACTGGAACTCGGTTGTCAACGCCGGGATGGGCGGCACCGTATTTCAGCGGGCTCTCGCGCAGACTGCTGAGAAGATGGGAACGTTGTCGGACGGAGCCGTCAAGCTCACCGGCAAAATGAAGAACGTTTCGATTCACGGTAAGTCTTTCCGCGAATCCATTACTGCGAAGCCGGGCAAGACATCATGGCTGACTTCGAAGGTTCTGACAGCCACTCTCCAACAGTTCACCGGCGATCTAAGTGACGCCCAGCTCAAGGCTCAGGGATTCAGTAAGGCCCAGATCAAGGCGATCCAAGCTCAAGCCAAGACCGCCAAGGAAGCCGCTACTCAGGTTAAGACTCTGACTCAACTCTTCGACACCACCAAGGAAGCGTTGGGATCGGGTTGGGCTAAGACCTGGGAAACTATCTTCGGCGACTTTACCCAAGCCAAGGGTCTGTTCACCGGAGTCAGTGAATCCATCGGAAAGATCGTCAACAACTCTGCCGATGCCCGAAACAAGATGCTGGGGGATTGGGCGAAGCTTGGCGGTCGAGATGATCTGATCCAGGGCATCACCAACAGTGTGAAAGCATTCGCTTCCGTCCTAAAGCCCATTCACGACGCATTTCGAGAGATCTTCCCAGCCACAACAGGCAAACAGCTTGCCGACATGACCAAGAAGTTCTCAGACCTCATGGGTAAGATCAAAATAGGAAGTGATACTGCCGAGAAACTGAAGCGCACCTTCGCCGGTGTGTTTGCTGTATTCGGCATTGGGTGGGATCTAATCAAGGGTCTTTTCTCGTCCCTTGGCCAGCTCTTTGGAACATTGTCAAATGGTTCTGGAGGGTTCCTAAATCTCACTGCCAGAATTGGTGATTTCCTCGTAAAGCTGAAGAAGTCTATCGAGAGCGGCAATGGACTAACTAAGTTCTTTCAGGGACTCGGGAAAGTTCTGTCCATCCCGATCATCCTCGTTCAGGAGTTTGCTGCATGGCTTGACACCCTATTCAATAAAATCGGCAGTGGCGGAAAGAAGTCCAGTTCCAGCGTTTCCGGGATTTCTGGACAGTTTTCCCTCCTAAGCAAAGCGGCACGGACGTTTTCTGGGATCTGGGATAAGATCGGGTCTGGCATTGACTCGGTGAAGAAGGCCATCGGCTCTCTCGCCAAGAAATTCAGTAGTTTCTTTTCGAGCGATAGTGGTGGCTCAGGACTTGCTATTCCTGAGTGGATCAAGAACCTTGGCAAAAGTATCTCGGACGGGTTCAGCAACCTGAACTTCGATACGATTCTTAAGGTGATCCAGACCGGTCTTCTCAGCGGTCTCTTTCTGATGGTTCACGGTTTCCTCAAGAACATCACTACTGGCGGGCAGGGGATCCTTGAAGCTCTGACTCAACCCTTTAAGGAATTTTCCGATGTGATCCGAGGCCTTGGGGAGGGATTTACAAATCCTCTTAATCAGATCACAGGGACTCTGAAGGCCATGCAGCACACTCTTCAGGCCGCAACTCTCCTGGAGATTGCTGCAGCGATTCTTTTGATGGCTATTGCTGTGAGCAAGCTTTCTAAGATCGACAAAAATGGCCTGGTTCGGTCCAGTTCGGCTCTCACTGTAATGTTTACACAACTTCTGGGTTCTATGGCTATATTCCAGAAGTTCATTGGGACCAAGGGATTCCTGAAGATGCCGTTCGTCACGGCATCTCTGGTTCTTTTGGCTAAAGCGGTAGACATCCTTGCTAGCGCGATGACGAAGCTATCGAAACTGGATTGGAACGGGATAGCTAAGGGCCTTACGGGCATAGCTGGCATCCTTGGTATATTTGCCGGTGCCATCAAACTTATCGGAAATCCGACAAAGCTCTTCGTGACGAGTCTCGGAATCGGCTCTTTGGCAACCGCTATTGCAGCTCTGGTTGTCGTTATGGTGAAGTTGAGTAAGCTTAGCTGGAACGGCTTGGCTAAGGGTATGACTGGACTGGTCACTATCATGGCTAGCCTGACTCTCTACAGCAAGTTTGCCGATTCCGGTAATATCGCTGCTACAAACATCATCAGTCTGATTCTTGTGGCTGCGGCGGTGAAAATATTGGCAAGCGCGGTTCAGGATTTTTCTAAGATTTCCTGGAATGGTATCGCCAAGGGTCTTGTCGGGGTGGCTGCAATCTTGGCGAGTCTTGCTTTGTACACCAAGTTTTCTGAAGCTAATGCTGCTGGAATATCTCAGGGTGCTGGGATTGTTCTTCTGGCTGTTGGCATTAAGATCATTGCGAGCGCGTTCGGGGATTTGGAGAAGATTTCCTGGAATGGCATCGCCAAGGGTGTTGTTGCCATGGCCGGATCGCTCGCAGTTATTACAGCCGCTTTGAAATTCATCCCTCCGACGGCTCCTCTTAGCGCGTTGGGCGTTCTTATCGTTGCTCTTTCTCTTGGAAAGATCGG